ATGCTAATATGTATGCATCAGGAGTTTGCTCTGGAAAAATAAAACCAGGAGGCAGAACTAAAAAAGCTGAAGGTGGTGGAGTTGACACTGGAAAAGAAGGAGAGAAAAGAAGTAAACTTCTTACTGCTTTTGCTAGATCTTTTGGAAGAACAAGAGGTATAAAAAGAGCTAAAAAAATGGGTGGCGGAATGGCTCAAAAAGGATTAGGTAGAGCATTTATGAAAGGTGGACGAGTATAATGACCTCAGTATTTGAAAATGAGAAAAAATTTAGAAAAGGTAAAAAGTTTAAACCAAAAAAAACTAGGGGTGACAAATTTAGAAAAGATATAAGTTCAGCAATCAAAGAATCAAATATTAGAAAAAGAAGAGACAAATCATTTTATCTTGAACCTGGATCTACAAAACCTAAAAATATAATGAACATGGAAAAGTCATTAGAAAATTTAAAAAAAGATTCTAGATCTAACTTAGCAAAAGGTGGTTCTGTTGCTAGAGGATGTGGTGCTATCATGTCTGATAGAAAGAAAAAAACAAGGATGGTCTAATGGCCAAAAAAGGTTTACGAGCATGGGTTCAAGAGAACTGGGTAGATATTGCAAACAAAAAATCAGATGGCTCATTCCCGAAGTGTGGAAGAAGTGGTGGCGAAAAAAGAAAAAATTATCCAAAATGCGTGCCTATTGCAAAAGCAAGAGCGATGTCCAAAGGGCAGCGTGCGGGTGCCGTAAGAAGAAAACAAGCTAAAGCTAATCAAGGACCAACACCAGATAGAGCAGCAACATTTGCTAAAAGAGATAAAAAAGCAGATGGAGGTTCGGTTGGTAATGATATGATTCGTCAGGCACAAAAAAATTATATAGGTAGTTATGTATCTGGAGATTTAGGTGGTGTTAAAGTAGGAAATAAATCATATAAAAAATATTATTCTAACCCTGGTTTTAGGATGCCAAAAATATAATGAGAAGAAGATTTTCAAATGGTAGTAAAAAAAGTAGTAAAAGTTATTCTGAAAAAGATTTTTATGAATTTAACAAAGCTGTTAAAGAAAAAATAAAAGATATTGATAGTGGAAAAATAATATTTAAAACACCCATGATCTATAATAAAAAATTTAAATCTAAAATGCCTGTTATTAATCCACAATCAAAAGAATATAAAAAATCTCTACAAAAAAAAACTAAAGTGATTAAAGCAGCAGAAGGTGGAAGAATAAAATATTCAAAAGGCAGCATGCCTGCAAGAAATAAAAAGAATTTTAGACCCACAAAAAGTGGAGCTGGAATGACAGAGGCTGGAGTTAAAGCTTACAGAAGACTTAACCCTGGTTCTAAATTAAAAACAGCCGTGACTGGTAAAGTGAAGCCAGGATCAAAAGCTGCTAAACGTAGAAAATCATACTGCGCAAGATCGCTCGGACAGTTAAAACGAGCATCAGCTAAAACAAGAAACGATCCTAACTCACGTATCCGTCAGGCAAGAAGGAGATGGAAATGTTAAAGAAAAAAAATGCAATTAAAAAAGTGATTAAAGGATTGGGCAAAGCAGTTAAAGCTCATACTAAACAAGCTAAGATGTTGAAAGGAGCTATAAATGGCGGATCCAAAAAAAGGAACGGGAAAAAAGCCTAAAGGTTCAGGAAGACGATTGTATACGGATGAAAATCCTAAAGATACAGTTGGCATAAAATTTGCAACACCAGCAGATGCAAGAGCGACTGTTGCAAAGGTTAAACGTGTAAATAAACCGTTTGCACGTAAAATACAAATACTAACAGTTATGGAGCAAAGGGCTAAAGTTATGGGTAAAAGCCAAGTTGCTTCAATTGCTAAGAAAGGAAAAGATGCAATTAGAAAACGTCATAAATCGACTTCTTAAAATGTTAAGAAGCAGAATAGATAATTTATCTATATCTGTCACATCAGGTGGTGTTGACAATATGGAAAATTATAAGTATATAATAGGACAGATAAACGCCTACGAGGCAACACTACAGGAAATCTCTAACCTGCTAGAAGACAAGGAGCGAAATGGAAAAGGAACAGTCATCGATATTAACGCCAAACAATAAACTTGTTGGTGTAAAACCATCAAAAAAAGAAGAACCAAAATTACCACAACCAACTGGTTGGAGACTTTTAGTTTTACCTTTCAAAATGAAAGAAAAAACTAAAGGTGGATTAGTATTAGCTGAAACAACTTTAGAAAGGCAACAAGTTGCATCTCAAGTTGGATTAGTTATGGCTATGGGTCCGCAATGTTATAAGGATAAAGAGAGGTATCCTGAGGGTCCATGGTGTAAAGATGCGTCTGCTAAACGACGATGAAGTGTTAGCAACAATTGATAGTCCAGAGGACATCTTGCATGAGTATTAATCATAGGAAGGAGTAACTATGCTAGAAGAAGAAAAAAAGACAGTTGATATAGATACATCAGGTCCTGGTGCAGACATAGATATACCAGAAGATAAAACATATGAAAATGAAGTAGAGGTATCAAATGAAACTAATGAAGACAACAATCAGCCCGCTGACACATCTGAGAAATCTAATGAGCAGTTGGATGTTCAAACAAAAGAAACACCAAAACAAGAAAAAAAGGAAGACGAAAAATTAGAAGAATATAGCAAAGGAGTTCAATCTCGAATTGCAAAGCTTACTCGTAAAATGAGAGAAGCAGAGCGAAGAGAACAAGCTGCTTTGGAGTACGCTAAATCTGTAGAAGAAAAAAGAAAACAGATGGAGTCTACTTTTCAAAAATCAGATTTAGCTAATTTAGAAAGATTT